GGTATTGAAACTGCAAAGTCATCAACACCACAATGGGTTCGTAATAAACTTACTGAAGCATTGAATGTTGTTATGACTCAGACTGAACAAGACTTGTGGGAATTCGTAGAGACAGCACGAAAAGAATTTAGAAATCTACCACCAGAAGAAGTTGCATTCCCTAGAGGTTGCAAAGGTCTGGCTCAATACTCAGACCCCAATTCAATCTATGCGAAAGGGACACCGATTCATGTCAGAGGTTCTCTTCTATACAACAATCTTTTGACTTCAAAGAACTTAGACATGAGATATGAAATGATTAAAAACTCAGATAAAGTCCATTTTACGTATCTTACATTACCAAATCCAATCAATGAAAATGTGATTTCATTTACTACAAGTTTACCAAGAGAATTTGATTTACATAGATTCATAGATTATGATATGCAGTTTGATAAATCATTTGTTGAACCATTAAAGACTATTGTAAATCTTATAAATTGGAATGTAGAACCAGTAGCAAGTCTAGATAGTTTTTTTGCATAAATACAATGGGGATAGATTTTTATCTATCAGTTTAGAACTTCTATATAGGAGTCAGCGATGAATAATTTAATGTATTCATTACTATTTTGTGTATTCTTACTTCCTTCATGTGCCTCAGTTGGTGCAGTAATTGAAGGTGGAAAAGAATTCTCAACTGGTGTTGTAGACGGTGCCGTTAAAGGTACTAAAACAGTTGTAAACGCCGTTGCAGATGATGTAGTTTCAGTTGGTACTCTAGTCGCAGATACTACTACAGGTGTTATAGACACTGTAGCAGATGAAGTAGACAGACAAACTGATGAACTACAGGAACAACCTGAAAAAAAGTAGACGAGGTCATTTCGACCACAATGCTTTTAGAAGCAATGATGCTATATTGCTCAGAGTTTCCACAAAAATGTAAGGCAACAGTTAGACAAGGGGACGAGTAAGTCCCCTTGCATTATAAATAAAAAGTTATGTATGAATATAATATTAAAGTAGTAAAAGTTGTTGATGGTGATACAGTAGATGTTGATATCGATTTAGGATTTGGAATGACCTACAAAAAGCAAAGGGTCAGAATGATGGGAATCGATACACCAGAATCCAGAACCAGAGACTTAGTAGAAAAGAAATTTGGTAAAGCATCTAAAGCTCATCTAAAGAAACTTCTAAGTGGTGCAGAGAGATTATCTTTAATGTCTCACGACAAAGGAAAGTTTGGTAGAATTCTTGGTGAAATATTCGCTCACTATGCCGAAGGACATCCAGTTTACGAAACAGAAATATCAATCAATCAGCAAATGATTGATGACCATCATGCAGTCGATTACGGTGGTGGTAATAAAGAAGAAATAGCAGAACAACATTTAAAAAATAGAAATGTTTTAGTTGCAAATGGGACAGTAGAGATATGATAATTTCTACACTCGATTGCTTCTATATTATAATGTTTGTTATCGTTTTCGGTTTCATTATCCATATAGAAACCAACATAAAAATTCTTTTAGAAATGATGAAAGAACATGTCAAGTGTGATTCTCTAAAAGATTTAAACAAAGAAGATTAAAAACCCTCTTGAATAATTTCTAGTTCGGTAGTATACTGGAATAGATAAATTATGAAACGAGGTGCTTATGAAATTTATAGATGATTTAGTAAAAGCAACAGGCAACGAATATGCAAATGTCGTTGCAGATGGTGTTGCCGCAGGTGATGTAGATGCCTTTGTTGATACAGGTTCTTACATCTTCAATGCTTTATTAAGTGGTTCACTACATGGTGGACTTCCTTCAAACAAGATTACAGCAATCGCAGGTGAATCTGCAACTGGTAAAACATTCTTTGCATTAGGAATGGTCAAGCAGTTCTTAGAAGATAATCCTGATGCCGCTGTAATGTATTTCGAATCTGAATCTGCAATCACAAAAGATATGATTGAAGAGAGAGGAATCGATTCAAGTAGAATTGTTATCGTGCCTGTAGTAACAGTTCAAGAATTCAGAAATCAGGCAATCAATATTCTTGATAGATATCTTGAAACACCAGAGAAAGATAGACCTAAGATGATGTTTGTCTTAGATTCACTTGGTATGTTATCAACTACAAAAGAAATCGAAGATACAGCAGAAGGTAAAGAAACTAAAGATATGACTCGTGCCCAAATCACAAAAGGTGCATTCAGAGTTCTTACTCTTAAGTTAGGTCGTGCTGGTGTGCCAATGATAGTAACGAATCATACTTATGATGTGATTGGTTCAATGTTCCCTCAAAAAGAAATGGGTGGTGGGTCAGGTCTTAAATATGCCGCATCATCAATTATCTATCTTTCTAAGAAGAAAGAAAAAGAAGGAACAGAAATTATTGGAAATATAATTCACTGTAAGAATGCAAAAAGTAGATTGACTGTAGAGAACAGAATCGTAGATGTCAGATTGACATACGATAAAGGTCTAGACAGATATTATGGTTTACTTGACCTAGCATTAGCAAGTGGTGTCTTTAAGAAGGCATCAACAAGAGTTGAATTACCGAATGGCAAAACAGAGTTCGGTAAAACAATCAATAACAATCCAGAAAAATACTTCACACCAGAAGTAATGGAAAAACTAGAAGAAGTCGTGCAGGATTATTTTAAATATGGAAACAAGAATAGAACAAGCAATACTGAAGAATCTGATTCAGAATGAAGAATTCACTAGAAAGGTAATACCCTTTCTTAAAGAAGAATACTTTACAGACCAAACAGATAAATTAGTCTTTAATCTTACAAAAGATTATTTCGATAATTACACCAAGAGTCCAACAGTTGAAGCACTTCTTATCAACCTTGATAAAGTAACTACTGTTAGTGATAACATAGTTGCTTCATCAAAGAAACTGTTGGACTCGATTTCTTCAGGAGAAGATACACCTCAAGAATGGTTAGTTAATGAAACAGAACAATGGTGCAAAGATAGAGCAATCTACATTGCAGTCATGGATTCTATTGAAGTCATTGATAAGAAGTCTCAAAGGTCTACTGGTGAGATACCAGAACTTCTCAAAGATGCATTGTCAGTATCGTTTGATACTCACATCGGTCATGATGTCATTGAAGATGCAGAAGATAGATTTGAATTCTACAATACGGAAGAAGAGAAGATTCCATTTGACTTAGAATACTTCAACAAGATTACTAAAGGTGGTCTTCCTAACAAGACACTCAACATTCTACTTGCAGGCACAGGTGTTGGTAAATCTATGTTCATGTGTCATCATGCATCATCTTGTTTGCTCATGGGTAAGAATGTATTATATCTTACACTTGAAATGTCAGAAGAAAAGATTGCAGAGAGAATCGATGCGAATGCATTGAACATTCCAATCAAAGACATACCTAATCTATCGAAGAAACAATTCACAACAAAGATTGATAGACTGAGAAACAAAACACAAGGTAAACTGATTGTCAAAGAATACCCAACTGCATCGGCTCATGTTGGTCATTTCAGACATCTATTACAAGAACTTGATATCAAAAAAGATTTCAGACCTGATATCGTCTTTATTGATTACCTAAATATTTGTGCAAGTCATAGAGTTAGACCTGGTTCAGGTGCAAACTCTTACACACTCGTTAAGAGTATTGCTGAAGAACTTCGTGGTCTTGCAGTTGAATTTGATGTGCCTATTGTCAGTGCAACACAAACTACAAGAAGTGGTTATGGTTCTACAGACATAGGTCTTGAAGACACTTCTGAATCATTTGGTTTACCAGCAACAGCAGATTTAATGTTTGCATTGATTACAAGTGAAGAACTTGAAGAACTAGACCAGATGGTTGTGAAGCAATTGAAAAACAGATATAACGACCCTACAGTATTCAAACGATTTGTTGTCGGTGTTGATAGAAGCAGAATGAAGTTCTATGATGTTGAGCAAGATGCACAAGAAGAACTCATTGACAGTGATGATAATACAGACACACCTATCTTTGATAAAGGTCAGCATTCTAAATTTAGTGATTTTAAGGTATAATTATGGTAAAAGAATCAGCACAATACGATAACTACCTAGATAAAGAAGGTAGAATTAAAGACGAATACAAAGCAACACTGGATAAATTTACAGAAGATGGTGAAGAGTTTGCTTCAGTTCTGCCTGAGATACCTAAATCAGATGCTGAACTAGAAGGTAATTACAAACATTTAATTGTTCATATACAAGACTTAGATTCATTCAAAGACCTTTGTGAGAAACTAGGTCAGTATATTGATACAAAACAAACATCAACTTACTTTCCTCTCGCAGACCCAAACACAAACTTCTTCGGTGATACTTACGAACAACCTATCACAATCGCAGACACATCACGAATGGTTGCCAAACCAAAAAGACAACCACAACCAAGAACTGATTTATCGAGAGAGAATAGATACAGTCTTCATTGGCAAAATATGCCATCGTTCAATCAACCTCAGATAGAATCTTATAGGTCAATTACAATTAAGATAAGAACTGAAGAGGCATACAAAGAACTACAGAATAGACTTGGCGAAACATACAACGATAAAACAAAGGCAATTTGGCACCCAAGAAAAGTATTCCCTAA